CCGGAGATCACCGACCCGGCCCCACCTGCGCCGCTCGACGAGGGGACCGAGACCGACTCGGGTCCGGCGAACCCCAGCTCGATCAGCCATTTCGAATCAGGTCCGGAGATCGTGTGCCGGATCGAGGCGACCCGCGCCGGCTCGTCGACCATGCCGGCCCGGTCGCACGAGATCTCGACGAGGTCATACAGGTCTAGGAACGCATGCGGCGAGACGACCGCGGCCCAGTCGGCCGAGACCTCGACGTGTAGCCGCATGGAGGAGATCCGGACGATCGGCGTCGCGTTCGCTTCGAGGATGCTCGCGGCATAGGCCGACATGTCCTCGGCGAACAGACCGTGTGTCGCGAACTCCGCGCGGTGCACCCCCCATTCGTCGATCGAGGCGTCGTCGCGGAACGGCCCATAGACCGTGACGGTGTTCGATTCGTCGATCGCGTCATATTCGGTGTTCGAGACCGAGACCTCGTTAATCAGAACGTCAGTGTCATAGCCGATCGTGACGTCGCCATACACGTACTCGTCGAGGAGGGGGATCGCCGGGGCCGCCGAGATCTGGTCGCGATCCCACGCCTGTACCGTGCCGGCCGGGTCGACCCACACATACCCGAGCGAGGTGTCGCGGGTCAGCGCGAGCTGATCCATCGTGGTAGTCGAGTCGCTGGTCGAGACGACGGTGACGAACCCGACCTGACCCCCGGAGCCGTTGCAATTCCAAGGGACCGCGGGCGTCACGGATTCGAGGACGTACGGCAGTTCGTCGATATGCGCGACGCCCTCGGGCGATCCGGTGTTCGCGAGGGTCTGCGCGGCGTCGACCGCGGTCAGCTCGATCCGGGCGCGCTTGCTCTCCGCGGGCTGTTTCAGTTGATAGTCGACGACCGCGTGAGAGACCCGGCCCGTAAAGACCGGTTGCCAGCTCGCGACCGACTCGGCGTAGGCGATCAGCCGGACCAGCCGGCCGGGCTTGATCACGGTCGAGGTCGCCGGGTCGAGCGCGGCGTCGACGATCACGGCGGAGAGCGTCGAAACGTTGAACTGTTCGCGGGTCACGGTGAGGTCATGCGTCGGACCGAGAATGTTGATCCACCGGATCGGCGCGATGTAGGCGAGGAGGGAGAGCGCCTCGGTCGAGGTCGAGGCGTGAGCGGTGCCGGTCCATGCGTGAGTGCGGCCCCCGGTGTTCGCGGTCGCCCCGTCGAAATAGGGACCGACCGTCGAGGCTTGCTCCGCGAGCGCGGCGTCGAACTGGTGCTGTTCGCCCTCGCCGGCGTCGTCGACCAGCACCGCGAATTGCGCGGTGAGCGCGCCCGGCGGCGCGGTCGCAACCATGCCGTAGCGGACGAACGTGTTCGTGAGGGTGCCGGCACTCGCGAGAGACGTCGAGATCAGAGCGTCGCTCGGACCGAACCACTTGATCCGGAGCCGGATGGATCGCGGTGCATCCTTGTACCGCGCAGCGATCGACCACGCGTAATCGAGTCCCGCGATCACGGCGGGTTTGCCGTAGTTGACCGCGATACTCCCGTCGGCGGCGACCGCGGCGTCGACGATGTAGGCGCCGGTTCCGCCGGTCCCGGTGATTCTGCGCAGCGCGGCCGAGAGCGGGACGTCGAGTGTCCAGCCGGTCAGGTTCGTCTCGACGGACGGGTTCGCGACGAGGTTCGTCCGCACCGACGCGAGCGCGGCCGCGGTCGCGGCCGCGGCGACGGTGACCTCGCGCAACACGAGAGCGTTAGCGCCGGGGGGTGGCGGCCCGGCATAGACGAGATCGAACCGGATCCGGACGTGCCGGATCAGCGCGGGGTCGAACGCGCTCGGGAGGACGGGGCCGCTCGTGACGGTCCGCGTCGGCGTGACCGCGGTGTTACTGCTCGGGATCGTCGAGGCGACGATCGCGCCGGCCGCGTCGAGCCATTCGAAACGGGTTTGGTACTGCGCGAAATTCGAGTCCTCCGCGCTCGCGAGCCAACTCGCCATGACGTACTGAGACCCGGTGACCGGCAGGGGCTCGGTGTAGAAATATTGAGCTACGGCGCCGCCGGAGTAGTAGGACAGATATCGCCGGCCGTCGGTCCCGGTGATCCCGTGCATGTGCGAGCCGGCGACGGGGGTCACCCACCCCCAGCCGCCGAGATCTCCGTTCGGGTTCCGGACGAGGTTGACGAGGGTGCCGGGGAGCGGGTCTCCCTCGATCTCTAGCCGGAGCGCGTTCCCGAGCGGGACGACACTCACGCCCGGCTCCGGCCGCCGGCGGCGCGGTAGGCGTCGAGGTCGAGCTGAATCTCGCGGCCCCGTTCGAGCTGCGAGACCTGTTGCGAGGAGAGGGTCACCCGGACGCGATCGTTCCCGTTGCCGTTGCCGGTGTCGGGGGTCTTGCCCTGACCGGCCCCGACTTTGGCGAGCTGCTCCTGTAGCTCGGTCACGTACGCCTTTGCCATTTTCTTAGCGGTCTTGTCGAGCCGGTCCTGCGTGCCTTCGAGTGTCGAAATGTAGGTGTAGGCCGAGGTCTGGCCGGCGATCGCGAACCGGTCGGAGAGCGCCGTGCCGAGGGCGGTGCCCGACGCTCCGATGTCGCGCGAGAACTCGTTCACCTTGTCAATCGCGTAGGCGCCCCCTTGCGCGATCGCGCGGGCGGTCGCGAGCGCGGCCTCGGGTCCGGCCGCGGTCAGTTGCTCGATCTGCGTTTTGTCGAGCCCGGCCGCGGCGAGCTGCTGAAGTAGCTGGTTGAACTCGCGGGCGTCGGCGGCGCGCTTGCCGAGATCCTTGAGGAGTTTCGCGAGGGTGACCTTCCCGGTGTCGGTCTTCCCGAGTTGCGTGATGTCGCCGAACGCGACGACCGACTCTCTGATCGCGGCCGCGTAACCCTCGGCCGCGGTCTTTGCCTCGTCGAGCTTCCCGGCGATCTTGTCCTGTAGGGCGCCGTTCTCCCGGAGGCGTTTCCCTTGCGCCTTGAGCGCGTCGACGATCCGCTGTTCGAGCTTCCCGGCTTTCTGCGCGTCCTTGATCCGCTTGCCGACGACCCGGTCGATCATGCTCGCCGCGGCCTCTAGTCCGGACTTGATCTGGTCGAGCCCGGCCTGCGCGGGCTTGGCCCCGAACAGCTTTTCGAGGAGGGACTGTTTCCGCGCGACGTCCTCGACGCCCTGCCCGAACGCGCCGGCGTAGGTCTTGCCGTCGGTGCGGCCGCGTTCGGCGACGACCCTCGGCGGCGCCGCGGGCGAGTCGGGGTCGGAGCTATGTCCGCCGGCGGACGAGGTCACTCCGCCGATCCGGTTCGTGCGGACGGTCAGGGTTACGGTCTTGTCGTGAACGGCGGCGAGCCGGTCGATCACGCTCTGCACTTGCCGGACCGTGGTCGGTACTCCGCTCGCGGCGATCAGGGTCTTGACGTCCCGGCGAGCGAGATCGTATTTCTCGACGAGTCGCGCGATGTCTTTGACGGTCGTCGCGACGTTGTCAGCCTTGATCAGTGTCCGCTTGTCGCGGGGCAATTTGTTGATCTCGTCGCTGTACACGTGAACGGCGTCGGCCTCGTCGCGAACGGCCTTGCTCGCGGCCTTCCGCCGGCCTACCTCGTCCCCGATCGCGTCGATCGCGGCCTTCCGCGCGCCGGTCGACTCCTCTAGGGCGGCGATCTCCTCGTCGCGTCCGGCGGTTCGCTTTTCAATCGCCTTGAGGTCTTTGGCGGAGAGCTGCGCCCCGGAGGCGAGGAGAGCCTGATCGGTCTCGCGTGCGGCGGTGAGGTCGTCGAGGCGTTGCTTGTCGATCTGGTAGATCGTCGACTGTTCGGTGAGAGCCGCGTTGACCTCGCCGAGAGCGGTCTTGTTCCCCATGATCGCGTCGACGGCCTGCCGGCTGCTGATCCCGAACGAGTTGAGGTCGTCGAGGACCTTCGACCCCTGTAGGGCGCGGTACGCCTCCGCGCGCGCCGCTTCGGTCGAGGCGCCGGTCAGCCGGTCGAGCGCGCTCGCGTACTCGGAGGCGGGGGGCTTCGCTTCCTCCATTGCGTCGCCGCTCTTGCCGATAGCGCCGACGAGCCCTCCGAGTCCCCCGACGACCCCACCGATCGCGGTCCCCCATGGCCCGAACACCGACCCGGCCGCGGCGCCCATGGCCGCGGAGCCGAGAACCGAGAGGAGTCCGGAGACCTTGTCGTTTGCGATCTGCGTCGAGGCGGTGACCGCGGCGAGCCCCCCGATCCCGGCGGCGCCGGCCGCGGCGAGCTTGAGCTTCGACATGCCGCCGGTCGCGGTCGCGATACCGCCGGTCATGATGCCTTGCGCCCCGTTGACCTCCCGGATCGTCCCGGCGAGTTCGCGGTTCGCGGAGATCAGTTGACGGGTCGTGTAGAGCTGCGCGGCCATGCCGAGGAGGGAGTCGCGGCCGGCGATCTGGTTCAGGGTCTGCGCGCCCTTGAGGGCGATGAATCCGGCGACGATGTAGGGCAGCGCGGTCCGCAGCTCGTCGACGTGATCGGCGGCGAACCCGACGACGGCGCCGAACACCTTGAACCCATCGTTCACGCCCTCGACGCTGAGATCGGCGAGCGCCGGGCCGAGATCCTTGAGGGTGTCGGCCAGCTCGCCGGCCGAGGTCGAGATCGAATCCCAGTCAATCCCCTCGAACTGGTCGGCGAACTTGCTCGCCTTCGCCGAGGTGTCACCCGAGAACAGGTTTTCGATCGCGGCCTGCGCCCGGGGCAGATATTTGTCGGCCGCGTCGGAGAGCGCCGGCACGAGGCGATCGTTCAAGAGCTTGACGAAATCGGTCGCGGCCGGCAGGAGGGCGTTACCGATCTTCGTTTTGAGGTTCTCGACCTGCGCCCCGAGCACTTGCTGTTGGTGCGCGAGGGTGTCGGTCTCTTTGGCGAACGCGCCCTGTGTCTTGCTCGCTTGCTTCGTGAGGAGGTTCGTCGTCGCCTGCTGTTTCGCGGCGTTCTGCTGCGCGGTCGAGAGATCGTCAAACGCGGCCTTCGTCTTGACCCCGGCGACGGCGTACGCCTCGGTATTGATCGCGCTCTGTTTGATCGAGATTCCGTACTGTTCGAGCGGGTCAAACTCGCCCTTGAACGCGGACGCGAGGGCGTTGACGGCGTCGGTCGTCGTCCCGCCGAACGTCGCGGCGAGATCGGCGCCGGTCTTGATCAGTGACCGTGTCTTCCCGGCGAGCTTGTCCTGCGCGACGCCCTGATTGCCGAGGAGGGAGCCGAGAATGTTCGCGTTCTCGCGGTACTGGTTCGCCGAGAGTCCGAGCGCCTCCGCGGCCCGGTCGCTGGTCTTCACGACGTTGTCCGAGAACTTGCCGAATACGGTCTCGGTTGCGCCGAGGGACTGCTGCGCCTGCGAGGCGGCGTCAATCGACGCCTTCCCGAGAACAGCGACGCCGGCGGCCCCGGCGATCCCGGCGGCGAGGGCGATCTTCCCGACCGCGGCGCCCCACGAGGCGAGCTTGCCTTGCGATTGCGAGAGGGTGCGGGTCAGGTCGGAGTTATCGGCGACAATCGCGACCTTGACCTCGGCGTTGCCGGCCATCTCACCTACCCCTCTCGTTCACGGTGTCGACGAACGCGGCGACCTCGTACCCGGTGAGCCGTTCGTATTCGCTCGGAGCTACGCCGGTCGCGAGACAGAACCGGGCTTTGCGTATGGCTCTCTCCTCGGCCAGCTCGGTCAGCCTTAGCCGGCGGAATCTTTTCCCTCGTCGACCTCCTCGTCGTCGGAACCGAGGTGCAACTCGCGCGTGATCTCGGTCAGCGTTCGGCCTTCCATGTAGGCGGCGAACGTCATCCGCGGATCGGTCCGTCGGTGCAGCACCCACCCGAGCGCGCCGAGTAGCGCGGTCTGTGGGTAGCCGAGGTTCCCGAGCGTGACGATCGACTGACCCGCTTGTTTCTCGGCGAGCGCGGTCTCGGCCGCGGTGAGCGAGTCGATCCCGAGCGGCTCGTCGGAGGGCGAGTCGGGCTTGACGGCGGTTACTGCCATTGCGGGGGCTCCGTTCTGTCAGCCGAGTCCGGCGGACTTGATCAGGCGGGTCAGCTCCGCGGCGATCAAGACCGCGGTTACCGCGCCCTTGTCGTCCGCGGCGCGGTTCATGAATAGCGAGGGCGCGATGTTGCGGCGGCGCCATCCGTAGTTGATCGGCGCGGCATAGACGAGGGACGTCGTCGCCCCGGATCCGAGCCGCGTCGAGCTAGGTCGGATCGAGCCGGCGAGCCGGCCGGTCACCTTCGGCGCGAGGGCGCGCGCTTCGGCCGCGACGCGGTTCGCGGTCACGTCGAGCGGACGGTGTAGATCTCCGACGCGATGCGCGAGGATCGCGAACCGGGAGGAGACCTCCGCGGTCCCGGTGACGGTGACCTGTACCCCGGTCATGCCGCGGCGACCGCTCGATACGGACGGGCGGTACAGGTCAGCCGGGTCTCGAATGTCCAGTTCGAGCCGGCGGCGCCCCCGATCGGCGGAGGCTGGTCGAGGGTCGCCTCGCCCTCGAACGTCGGCAGTCCGAGCCCGGCGCCGTACGGCGAGAGGTGATAGCCGATCGGGGAGAACGCCGGGAGATCCCACAGGAGTAACCAGAACGAGCCGGGCGTGACGTAGTCGGGGATCCCGGTCAGGGTCAGAAACCAGCGTCGGTCCGTGCCGGCGATCACGTCGGCGAACGTCGTCAGGTCCGCGTCGGCGCCCTCGTTATCGAGGGCGACCTGCGTCGTCGAACAGTTGACCTCGACCATGGTCGCGCCGAACTTGAGCGAGAGGGACTTGCCGGCGATCGGCACGGTTACGCCTCCGGGAACATGTCGAGGATCTCGGCCTTCGTCAGCGCGTCGAGATCCTCGGCGGTGCCGTAGCCGGCGACGGCCGCGGCCTCGACGAGTTCGGCCTTCGTGTTTGCCATGGACAGATAGACCTCGTCCGCAGCACCGTCGCCCCCGTCGGTCCCGGAGGCGGGCGGCGCTTCCGCTGCGAACGCGCCTAAGGGACGACGGTCCCGTCGGTAATGTCGCCGATCACGGCGAGCGCGACGTCGGCGGTCAACGCGGCGCCGGCATCCCCACCGAACGGCGGATCGTTCTGCGCCCGCGCGGTGAACGTCCGCGACTTCGTCCCGACTTCGAGGATCGCGTCGATATCGGCCGCGGCGAGATAGGCGGTATGGAGGAGATCGAACACCGACTCGGCCTCGCCGTAGTCCTGAAAACCGGAAATGTTAAGCGTGTACTTAGGCGTTCCGGCGGTGTCCTGCGAGCCGCAGAACGTCGTCAGCGTCTCCTGCCCCTCGGGCTCGTCGACGAGCTGCGCCGTCGTGAGCTGACAGTGAGCCGTCGTGACCGCGTCGAGTGACAGGGTCAGTGTGTTGATCGTGTTAATCGCCATCGTGTGAACCTCTTTCGTTAGGCCCGGACCCTGACCCGGACGTTGTAGGCGGGCAGCTCTTGACCGCTGACCGTGAGAGCCGCCGGCGTAGCCGAGATCACGTCGACCGAGATCACGCCGGCGACGTTCGCGCCGTCGACGACCGCGACGACCTCGGCGAGCATCCGGGCGAGCGCGTCCTGCGCGGCCCGGTCCTGATTGCGGCTGACGATCACCGCGATCGGGTAGGACCAGCTCGACGCGCCGAACGGTGCGGCCGGGTCGTCATAGTCGATCGTCGGCAGCGCGATCACGGCCCCGGGCGGACGGAAGTTGTCCGCGACATACCGATACGCCCGGAGCCCCTCGACCGACCCGACCAGCTCCTCTAGAACACTCGCAATGTCGATCCCGACCGCGGTCCCGACGGCCATGGTCTACGCGCTCACGATCGGCATGTAGGGACCTTCGAGGCGCGCGACGTCGGGGTCGCCGGCCGGCAGCCGCGCCCCGACGAAATCCCCGTCGGTCCCCGTGAGACCGACGACCGACTCGGGACTGTTGCGCCTCGCCGCGTACCGCTGCGCGCGCAGATAGATCGCGGTGATCAGGTCGGGGGTGAACACGAGCGCGGGCGGATCGGTCTCGGGGAGCGTGACCGGGTAGGCGACGACGAGCGCCTGCGCCTGTAGAGCGGCGTCGAGCCCGTTCTGTAGCACGACGTCGTCCTCGGTGTCGGAGGCAGCCAGACCTAGCCAGTCTTTGAAACTGACGAGATCCGGCTGACCCTCGATCACTTCGAAGACCTCCCCTTACCGCGCTTCGACTCCGACTCGGACTCGGACTCGTTCGCCGGCTCCGGCCTGTCGTCGTCGGGCGAGAACACCGGGGCCACGAGGTCGACCGTCGTCACCTCGACGTCGACGCTCTCGACGTTCGGCGCGACGTACTCGACGGCCGGGGGCTCGATCGGGTCGACCTCGACCTCGGCCGGCATGACCGGCGGCGTGATGTCGCGGCGACCGTCCTCGCCCTCGCGCTTCCCGGCCACGGTTAGGCGGCCTTCGTCTCGACGAGCGCCTGCGGCCGCACAACTACGGTCTTCGACCGACGCTCCGCGAGGAGGGTGAACACGTTCGTCAGGAACGTATCGGCGTGCGAGTCCGTGATGTAGAGCGAGATCGCGGACCGGTAGTAGTGGTGGATCGCCGAACGGAAGTCTCCGACGATCGCGGAGCCGGCGGCCTGCGCGCTCGACGAGATCACGTCGAGCCCCCAGAACTGCTGACCCACGGTCGGGCCGTTCGAGTTCGCCGTGAACACCGCGATATCCAGCTTCGCGTAATCGGCCGGGTTGAGGAGGACCGCGGTCGGCGAGTAGCCGGCGGCCTCGACCGCGCCGATCCCCTGCCGGATCGCGGAGAGCATGTCGGCATTGACGGTGTCGGGGATCGTGGCCGCGGCCGCAGCGAGCACCGCGGCGGCGTCGGCCTCCTCGGCGCGCGCGACGTCGCGCCGCAGTTCCCCGTCGATCAGCGAACGGACCGCGGGGAAATCCTCGATCATCTGGCGCGTGAGCTGCGTATAGACCGCGAACGTGTCGAGGACCGACGGGGTCACGGTCGGACCCCACTCGGCGGAGGGCTTCGCGGCCTTCTCGGCGACCTTCGCGGCGCCGCCGGCCTTCTTCGTCCATGCGATGTATTCGAGGGAGTTCCCCGAGACGGCGACCTGCGTGATCGAGTTCATGAGGGGCGTCGGCGCCGGGTTCGGCGAGGTGTCGACCTGATAGGGCGCGCCCTTGAACCCGGCGGCCACGAGGTCGGCGATCCCGGTCGGGAGCGCGCGGGTCTGGTCGGTCTCGGCGTCGAGTTCGAAAATCGGTGAGGTGCCGCGGCCGCGGTACTGCCGGAACTCCTCGGAGCGAACGAACGCCTCGCCCCACGAGGTCGACTCGCGGGTCTGGACCGGCGCCGCCTCGCGACGCGCCTGCGCCTTTGCGAGCTTCCCGTCGAGCTGGTCGGCTGCGTGGCGCTGTTCGAGGAGGGTCGTCAGAGACGACACTCGCCCGTCAAGCTCGACGGCGCGGGACTGTAGGTCGAGAAACGTCTTGTCCTCGGGGTTGAACTCATCCGACTCGGCGATCGCGATAGCCGCGTTTCGAACCTCGTCGCGCTCGGTGCAGAGCTTTTCCAGAACCTGTGCAGACATAGCGGCCCCCTAGGCACGCTCGATAATTGAGCGGCCGCGGAGGCGGTTTCGGCGCGGTGCGGCGACGGTCCAAAGGGGCTCCGGCGCGCCGTGAGGCGGGCCTAGCGTGCCTTACCGTCGGCGTTCGTGGGCCTTACACCCTGAACCTGCTGACAGGGGTCAGGTTAGACCCGACTCGGCCCGGAGGCTAGTCCGTGCAATAGCGCGAGGGCGTCCTCTTGCGCGGTGCTGCGCGCCGCCTCACGAACAGCGAGGATCCGCGCTTGCTCTCCGTAGGCTCCGGCCCCCACCGGAGACACTCCGAGGAGGGTCGCCTTTTCGTGCCGTAGCACCTTCCCGCCTCCGGGCCGAGGGGTGATCGAGTAGTGCCGGCGTTGCATCCGGAACTCGATCGAGAGTTCGGTCAGCGAGCCGGCGCGGAACAGCGCGAGGACGTCGCGCCCTTGTGAGGTGTCGGCGATCTTGAGCCGGCCGTAATGTGCATCGTCGGCGTCGCGCAGCTCGACGGCGTGACCGATCACAACCTGACGCTGGTGCCCCTGATCGGTGACCTTGCACCGCGACGGGTTCCCGACGGCGCCGGCGAACGCGCCCCGGGTGAACACTTCATAGAGCCCGTCGGATAGCTCGATCTCGTGTTCGTAGGGCACGAGCCGCGCCTCGACCGTGCCGTCGTCGTCGACCCCGGTCACCTCGGCGGCCCGGACCTGTACCTCTAGCGGATCGAACATGTCACCCGACCACCCTCTCGCACGAGACGAGCCGGTCGAGCCCGTCGGTAACGCAGGTGTCGAACCCTCGACCCCCGCGGAGTACGTCGACGCCGGGACCCCCGTCGAGGTGATCACGACCGCGGCCGCCGAACAGAATGTCTGACGAGCCGAGACCGAGGAGGCTT